AATACCGCCGTTGGTCATTTTCGCGGAAGCATAAACAGCGTTCAAATAGCGGTCACCCGAGCCAGTGTAGTCGACGGTTTTACCAGTGGAGTTACTTACTGCAACCTGCGCACCGATAACTGGAGTGCCCGTGCCGTAAAGAACTGGAATGCGCAAACCCTCGCGACATAAAGCCATGCGAGCGTCGGTGCCGTCCAAGCTTTTTCCTAATGAAACGCCAACGGTAGAACCTGAGGCCGAAGTGACGTCATAGGTGCCATCGTCGTCAGCGCAGATAACTAGTCCGGCTTCGTGGTCGCCTGGAACGTTATCTACAACTTTGAAACTAGATTGCGTTGTTCCTAATTGAACTCGGCTTGCGTTATGCGCCATGGTTTACTTCCTTTATTCCGTAATGATTCTGTGAAAATTTTGTCATTCGATCGGCGTATTTTTTCTCGCCGTCAGATGCTTCGCCTAAACCTGAATTCGATTTCTGAACTTGCTCGGCTTTTTTGATCAGTTTCATGGTTGCCAGCGCCGGTTCAAAAATATTGGTAAACACTTCCTCGGCCTTTTCTTCGCGACCACGCTTGGTTAGCTTTTCGAAGTCCTCGACTGCGGACTTTTGGGAAGCCGTGAGCGCGTCTTGGTGCGCTTGCACCTTAAAGAATGACGAAATCAGTGCCGATTTAATCGCATTTGATTTCTCAACTGCCGAATCATACGTTTCCTTGCTGGCGGCTTCAAAAATTGCCGTCATGTCCTTAGGTAGTACTGATTCATGGTCTTTTATGAATTTATCAGATTGTAGCGTGAAAGTAAGCGCGGCCTCTAATCTTTTGCTGTCGGCGGCTTTGGCTTCGCGGTCTTTTTTCTCGCGAGCCACTGTATCATTAAGATCAGAATCATTTTTACCGTCGTCCTTAGAGCCTTGGGGCTCAACCTTTGCACCGGCTTTTAGTTTTTCTATTTCGGCTTGCAGTTCTTTTTGCTTAGCTTCAGCGGCGTCGGCTTTGGCGGCCTTATCCTGTAAAGTTTTAATTTCCTCTGGAGTTAGTGGCATTCGTCGAAATTCCTGCAGTTTACTTAATTATAATGCTAGTTTCGTCTCTTTTACCAGTATTTGCATTCCGCATCTGCAACCAAACCGATCGCCCGGTTGTTCACCTTCGCCGACATTAAACACCTTCCCATAGTTGAGTTGGTGTATCGGGTCTGGTTCCGCTGCGTCCGAGGGTAACCATTTGTAGGCCTCGCCTCGGTATGCTTCCCGTATTTCTTTAGAGACTTGCTGCACTATAGCATTTTGGACACGCGCAACCATAAGTTTTTTATCACCTAAAACGGCCTTAGGATTTTCGCCAGTTTTGCGAACTTGCTTTTCGTAATGCTTCACTACGTTCAAAGCGGTCACGGTCATTTTCGATTTTGAAATAAAATCGGCCTCTGAAAGGAAATTCAGCACGGTTTTATTGACCGTTAACTTTTGGGTTATTAGACGCTTCAGGCGCGTTTTCGGTGCTAGCTTGGTCAGGATTTTCGTTGGATCCACTGTTATTGACATTTAGTTCCTCGGTTTGATCAGGCTCGCCTTCCATGTCGTTTGGAACGTTGAGCAATTGAGATGCGACGGCGCGCTTAGCTTCAATTGTAATCAGGTTGTTGCTGACTAGATCGAGGGTGCGCACGGCTTCCAGACCGACCGTGATCAATCGGAAGTCCTGAGACTTGAATTTAACATCTGCCGCCCAAAGGCTTTTGATTGTCGGTTTAATGATCGAGGTCCACGGTTGGAATAGGCCGCGATCAACTGCCTTTGCATCGGCTTCGCCCGTGGATCCAATGCCAGGGGTTTGCTCGCCGTTGATGTAGCTCAAGGGTAGATCCAAAAGGAATGCGCGCTTTGAGTCCAGGAAGCGAATCGATTTTTCGGTTGGTTCCATGTCTACGGTCGCCGTGACGATATCGTCCTCGCCGTCCATCATTATATCTCTGCCGCAACCTAGTGACAGTGCCATGGTTTTGGCCTGATCAATGACTACCGAGGAATCAACTAGGCCTACGGAGTCACGCATCTTGGACATCTTGTACTGCAAGGCTTTCGATAGGTTAAGGCTTTTGTTGAGCGAGCCTAAAACCGCAAACTCCATGCCCGAATAGATTTCTAGTATTTCGGTGCGCCTGTAGTTTTTAAACGACACGAAAACGCCGATGTTAGAAAACGCCCTGGCTTTGTAGTCGGCTTCAATCTGTTTTTTCTCGTCGTCGGTTGCCAGACGCAGCACGTCCTCTTTATAGACGAGGAATAGATCGTCCTGACATGCCATGGCTTCCGATAGCAGGGTGACCAAACCCTTGCGACCCTCAGATGCTAAGCAGTTGTCCCATAGGGCGTGTTCCCAAGTGTCTTTAATGCCTTGAGTACGAGTTATGCAGTCGGTCAGGATTTTGTTGTAGAGGCTTACGATATCGTTTTTTATAAAGGCGTCGAAATCGACGTTCAGGTTAAAGATTTCCGGCAGGTCGTCGGACGCTGAATTGTACGGCTTTCCGGTTAGAAAACTGAAATCAAATAAACCCATTTTTAACCCCTATATTTTTCCGCGAATTAAGCCAATCCAGTTGAGACACGAAGCCAGTGAATCAGGTGCATCGTCGTTTTTGGCCTTGTACTCATATTTGGTGACCTGACTAATATATTCCGGGTGCGATTCTTTAGACAGATGAATCACGCCAGCGAAGGCACCGGCCTGCATGATTCGCGAATGCTTATTGGTGTTAGATTTCCGCCCGACAACGCCGACATGCGGAAATGCGGCGCGAAGTATCTCCAGAGGTTGTGTTCCAAGCGAATTGGTCTCAAATGCTAGGCGCGTGGTTTTGTTCTTTACGAGCAAGGGCGCAATGTCCTGCAAGCAGTTGTCCCAACTCTTTTTCCACACGTAACCCACAACTGCCACACCCTGCATGTACATCCTAAGGATCGTTAGCGCGGTATAGTCGATACCCTCAAAGGCCGGGTCAATGAAAGCGACCGTATGACCTGGCGGCATGGCTTTAAGCCAGCGAATTTTGTCGAAAGGGGTCGCACCTTCAGAAAGGATTTTTAAATGGTAGCTGGCGCTAATACTAGCAGCGTCAACGCCTGCAAGGCGCATCGCCTCGAGGTCGGCGTCAAGTTCCGGCAATGTTCCATGTGGAACCTCCATTTTCTGCTTAAGAATTGGGCGCAGTTCCTCGTAAAGGTCGTACTTGTGAACCGGCTGGCCTATTAACAGGACGTTGGGCGTTAGCTTACAGACCTCGGCGTAAACCTTTTTGGCTTTTTCCCTGACGGCTTCCGAGGTGTCCTCGGGTGTAACAATGTCATCTAGAATGGCTTTTTTCGGGTGCCTTGAACGAAATGACGAGCTGATCGAAAGCGCCTCGACGGATGCATCCTTACCCTGTAAGCCAGCTACCACAAGCTTTTTAGAGTTTTTAGTTTGGAACTGAACGCCGTTGGCTTCGCAGACCCGTCCAATCTCAATGACCATGGCTTGCGCGACCGTTGAGACCTTACTAACGACGATGCAGGTGAATTCTGGATCCAGGTATAGCTGGTAGGCAGTGCCGCAGATAGTCGTATAGTCCGATTTTCCTATACCTCGAGACCCCAAAAGCAGACGTGCGCCGTCGCCAAAAGCAAACTCACGCATTTCGTCCTGCTTTGGGTAAGGATCCGGGTAACCAGCACGGGCGCAGAATTCTTTAAAGGTGACCTTTTTTTGATCAGGTGCCGACGGCAGGACGTGCGATTCCTCGGCGAACATGCCCATGGTCCGACCAAGTAACTCGAGTGACTTTTCTTTAGGCGCGAGTTTGACCTTAACAACCTTCCCATTTTTATTGCTGGTTAGTTTGATTTCGACGATCGCGGCGGCTTGCGCATTAGTTAGTAGTGCTGAATCTTTAAGCACTACGTCATTCTTGTCCCATGAAATGAAATCGCGCATGTCGCTGAAAGCCATGTGACACAACTGGTTTACGACCCGCTGGCGCAAAATTCTGTTTTGCTCGCCGTATTGTTTCATTCTGTTCAGAATTTCAGCTTGGATTTTAGGATTTCCAAGCAGCTGGGAAGCTTGCGACGCGACTGACTTACGTGAATAGTTGGCGACGATCGCAGCATTGACGGCGTTAAAATCGACTAGGTAAGCGTCGACAAACGCTTGCTGCTGTAGGGTTAGGTCTGAATTAAAATCGAGGCTCATACATCCAACTTAGCATATTTGTTGGGTATTCTAACCGTGAGAACCGATACCGACTAATTTAACCACTGGGTTTTTTCCTCGAGGGAATCTAATTCTGCGGACGAGATGAGGCGCGTGTAGCCATTTTCACCCTGCTTTACGGTTATGAAAAATTGCATACCGGCGATCAGTTTGGCCATGACTAAAAGCGTTGGGGGAGTTGGGTTTGACGGGTTTGCG